ATCTCGGTCTGGATCAATCAGGACACGGTGCGGATTGCTGAGTACTACTACGTCGAGTACGACAACGCAACGCTGAACCTGTACCCCGGCAACATGACGGCGTTCGAAGGTTCGCCCGAGGCCAAGCAGATGAAACAGATGGGCATCAAGCCTATCCGCACCCGTCAGGTACACGCCAAGCGGGTCAAGTGGTGCAAGACTAACGGCTACGAGATGTTGGAAGAGCGTGACTGGGTCGGCAAGTGGATTCCGGTCGTGCGCGTGGTTGGCAACGAGTTCGAGGTCGACGGTAAGATTTACGTCTCTGGTTTGGTGCGTAACGCTAAAGATGCGCAGCGCATGTACAACTACTGGACGAGCCAAGAAGCTGAAATGTTGGCCTTGGCACCGAAAGCGCCGTTTATCGGCTACGGTGGCCAGTTCGAAGGCTACGAGATGCAGTGGAAGACGGCCAACACGCAGAACTGGCCGTATTTGGAGGTCAACCCGGACGTCACCGACGGTTCAGGCGCCGTGCTGCCGTTGCCCCAGCGGGCAGCTCCACCGCTGCCACAGACCGGTCTGATTCAGGCCAAGATGGGTGCGTCGGATGACATCAAGTCGACCACAGGGCAGTACGACACCAGTCTGGGAGCGACATCGAATGAGCGATCGGGCAAGGCAATTATGGCGCGTGAGCGTCAGTCTGATACTGGCACTTATCATTACGTGGACAATCTGGCGCGGGCTATTCGGCACGTTACCCGTCAAATTGTTGACATAATCCCAAAGATTTACGACACCCAGCGTGTGGCTCGCATCATTGGTGTGGATGGCGATACTGACATGGTCAAGCTCGATCCAACCCAACAAGAGCCGGTCAAGAAGATTGTCAACCAGCAGGGCATTGAGATTGACAAGATTTACAACCCAAGCGTCGGTAAGTACGACGTCGTGGTGACCACTGGCCCGTCCTACATGACTAAGCGTCAAGAGGCACTGGATGCGATGGGCATGATCCTGCAATCCAACCCGCAGCTCTGGCAAGTCGCAGGCGACCTGTTCATTAAGAACATGGACTGGCCAGGCGCGCAGGAGATGGCCGAGCGGTTTGCACGGGTCATCGATCCAAAAGTGCTGGGCGACGGTTCGGACGACTCACCCGAGATGCAGATGGCCAAGCAGCAGATCGAGGCGATGGGGCAGGAGATGGATCAGCTCCAACAGATGCTGCAGAACGTCGGCAAGTCGATCGAGGTGCAGGACTTGGAGCGCAAGAACTTCGAAGCCGAGATCAAGGCGTACCAAGCAGAGACACAGCGCCTGTCTGCCGTATCTGGCGCTATGACGCCAGATCAGGTACAAGACGTCGTCATGCAGACGTTGCGCGACGTCATGACTACCGGCGACTTGGCAATGAGCGAGGGTGGTCTAGAGCTGCCGGGCGAGATGCCGATGCAAGAAATGCCGCCGGAAATGCAACAAATGCCGCCGGAAATGGGTATGATGCCGCCTGAATCGGCTGAAATGCCGCCGGAATTGATGAATGTGCCGCCCCAGGAGCCGCAAGCATGAACTGCGCTAATTTCGTAGGGTTGATGTTTTTAGGCCGGGATGTCGCTCATTCAGTGCATTTGAACACCCGTAGCTATGCCAAACATAAGGCACTACGCAAGTTTTACAATGAAATTGTTGATTTAGCAGACAAGTTTGCTGAAGCCTACCAAGGTCGTCACGGACTGATTGGCGCTATTTCGCTGCAGTCGACCAAAAAGCCCGGCAACATCATCGAGTTTTTGCAAGATCAGCTTAAAGAGATTGAAGACATGCGGTATAAAGTGGTCGATAAGTCGGACACTCCGTTACAGAACATCATCGACGAGATTGTTGGTCTGTATTTGTCAACGCTGTACAAACTGAAATTTCTTGCTTGAGGTAAATCATGGCTCTTTACAGACAAGGTAACGCTGACGCGCAGGTTAAAATTGGCGGCGGTAAGCTTTACGGCATTTTTATTTCTACAACGTCAAGCGGCACGTTTGCGCTGTACGATAGCGCAACAGCCAGCACCAGCGACCCAAAAATTGCCAATACCGTGACTGTCACCGCCGGTACTCAGTATTTGAGTTTTCCGGCTGGAATTTGGTTTTCCAAAGGTTTGTACATTGATATAGCAAACACTATCGAATACACAATCGTTTACGAATAAGGATAGAACATGGCCGTCAATCTCTCCCCTGTCGGCGGCGTAGCAGCCCAGTTTTTTAACAATAACGGCGTTATTTTGTCCGGCGGTAAGATTTTTACCTATGCTTCAGGTACGACAACTAACCAAGCTACTTACACTAGCTCATCCGGCGCAATAGCGCACACCAACCCTATTATTTTAGACAGTGCTGGCCGCGTGCCAAGTGGTGAAATTTGGTTGACTGACGGTGTGTCGTACAAGTTTGTTTTTACCAATAGCAACGATGTGTTGATCGGCACTTACGACAACATTAACGGCATAAATTCTACGATTGCCAATTTTACCACCGAGCAAGAATTTCAAACTGCCACAGCAGGTCAAACAGTATTTAATTTGACCACAATGGAATATCAACCAGCTACAAACAGCCTTTCGGTGTTTGTTGATGGGGTTAATCAATATGGCCCAGGCGCACAATACTCTTACGTTGAAACTGACAGCAATACTGTTACTTTTAACGCAGGGCTTCACGTTGGTGCTGAAGTTAAATTTACAACTTCAAATATAAACTCGACTGCTGGTGGAGCTGCGGCGGGAGTTTCCTTTACAGGTTTTAAAGGCCAAACAGGCAACGTCCAAGATATTGCAGATGACGACGGATCTGATTGGATTGGTTTTGAGCCTGTCGGCGCTAGTGTTGTTGCGCGGTCTGTTGAAGACAAACTTCGGGAAACTATTAGCGTAGCTGACTACCCTGATTTGCAAACAGCTATTGCTACTGCAAAATTAGAAAACAAATCAGTCAGTATTTATTCCGACACGACTATAAACATTCCTTCTGATGCGTTAAGTTTACAAGATGTTTTTGACCACACATATACAGAAAACACCACAATAAAAATTACGGTCAATATTCAAACCGGACACGACCTTACTTCCGGTTTAAAGTTAGAGGGTGTTTTTAAATCCAACTATGAGATTGTAAGCGCAGACGCAGTTGTTTATCTTGACGCTAATTTTATTGGCGTTTCTAATATAGGAACAGATGTTTCATCAAGTTTTGAAAGCACAAAGAATCTTTTTGTTTTTATTAATTCATCCATTCCAAAAATATCAGCTTTGTTTGATATGAATTCGCCCAGAGGCGTTAATCGTATGGGCATGGGCCTTCAAATGGGGGCCTCTGACGGATATGTGTCTTCAGGATGTGGTGTTATCAATGCGGGTATGTGTGGCTGCTACACACAAAATTGTCGGCTCTATGCCATTGGCTCGGTTTGGGACAATGCTGGTTCTGAAGGTTTGCGGGTACAACAAGTTTCAAGTGTTACTGCGCAAGGAGCATCTGCTAAAAACTGCCAGATTGACCGTGTAGGTGCGGCTTCTGATGCGGCTGTGTTTGCTTCTCGCGGTAGTTCTTTACATTTTACCGATGGTGATGCCTCTGGCTCAAACCGATGGGGCGTTGATTGTCATCGTGCTTGGTTAAGTGCCACAGGCGCCAACTTTTCAGGCGCATTTTCCCGTGGTGCGCAGTGTTCGCTCGGCGGGCGTTTAATTTTAACTGGCGCAGATATTTCCAACTGCGGTGAATTTGCGTTGAGAATAGTTGACAACGCACTCGTAGACGCTCAAGGCGCTGATTTATCTGGTGCTGGTACAAATTCTGTTCGAGTAGACGAAACAGGAAATATTTTAAATTTAAATGGGGCTAAAACAAACAGCTCAATAGGTTTTACTCCGGTTATAGCTGATGTAACCAATGTTCCGGCTTTTAATGTTCCGATTCCAAACGGCATTGTATTTGGCCCAACCAATAATCTTGATTTAAATGTTTTTTCAGACACGGGCGCAAGCAACGGTAAAACTTTTGCTAATGGCAGTTCTGTTTTGGATTCAAGCCGCAACGCAACTTCGGCGCAACTTCACCAGCGTTTTTATAACGCCAACGGGCAAGTTGGCAATATATCAACGAGTGGAACTGGAACCAGCTACGCAGTTACATCCAATGAAAACTATAAAAACTTTATTGGTGAGTACGACGCGCAAAAAGCCATTGACATTATTAAATCAGACCCTGTTCGCGATTGGAACTGGACGCCTGAAAAGGGTGGTGGTTACGCAGTAGGGTGGGGCGCTCAAACGTCTTATAAGGTGTCCCCAGATCTGGCGACAAAAGGTGGTTGGTATTTGAATGGTGAAGAAGTCGCGCCTGGAACGGAAGACGCAGAATATGTTGAATGGGGCGTAGATCAAGGAAAACGCACGCCCTACCTTTGGGCCGCTGTCAGCTATTTAATTGATGAAGTAGAAACGCTTCGCGCAATGCTGGACGACAAAAAATAAACGTTACCGTATTTAATATCAGAACAATTAACGCATGATTACGTCATATTTTTTGTTAACTGTTACAAAACGCGCACGTTTTCGACTTGCGCTTAATTTCTTAAAATAAGGGGGTAGAGATGACAACTCAGGTAACTTGGGGTGTTATTTATACACCTACCGCTACAGCTACTCAAATAGCAAGTAAAACCGCAGCGATTAACACTACCGGAAAATATGTAGGCTTAATGGTTTGGGATACTACCAATAAACGCCAATTACGCGCTTCAGGAAGTACAGATGTGGCGGCTTGGGACGTAATTGACGGATCGGCATCCGTAATTCCAAGTTAAATAGGCTTAAATTACCCTTCATGGCTAACACTTTCATTGCCGCAGGCAATTTAGGTGTTTGACATACTGAATTCTTAATGTAACACTAACACTGTATCGGCCCAGTAGACCGAGGATTCTTTAGGAATCGACAATGTCAGAAGAGCAACAAAATGAACTAGCGGCAGTGCCCGCGCCGGAACCGGAACTAACGGCAGCACCGGAACCCGAAGTAACAGCGCCGGAAACTGAAGAGCCAAAACCAGCCAAGACCTTCACACAAGAAGAGTTAGACGCTGCGATTGGCAAGCGGCTTGCAAGAGAACAGCGTAAGTGGGAAAGAGAACAAGCTCGGCGACAGCAGGAAACTGCACCGCCCGCGCCAGCTCCTTCGTTAGAGCAATTTGAGTCGGTTGATCAGTACGCAGAAGCGTTAGCTGCTCAAAAGGCAGAAGAGTTGCTTGCTAAGCGAGAAGCTGATCGCGCGCGCATGGAAACGCTCGAGGCTTACCACGACCGTGAAGAGGAAGCTCGGGGCAAGTACGAGGACTTTGAACAAGTCGCGTACAACCCGAACCTACCGATCACGACCGTGATGGCTGAGACAATCCAAGCGTCGGATGTTGGGCCAGACTTAGCGTATTACCTTGGCACCAACCCGAAAGAAGCTGATCGTATTTCTCGTCTGTCGCCGTATATGCAAGCCAAAGAGATTGGCAAGATTGAAGCTAAGTTAAGCGACAATCCGCCGGTCAAGAAAACGACAAGCGCCCCACCGCCGATCGCGCCCATTAGTGGCCGTGGCACTGGAGCACCGGCTTACGATACGACCGACCCACGTTCTATCAAGAACATGTCGACGTCAGAATGGATCGAAGCGGAGCGCCAGCGTCAGATTCGGAAGTTGGAAGCTCAACGTAACCGCTAATTTTTTTTTTGAAGGATTATCATGGCAAACTCGATTCTTACCATTGACATGATCACCCGCAAAGCGCTCGAGATCCTCGAGAACAACTTGGTGATCACTCGTAACGTCAATCGTCAATACGACGATTCTTTCGCCGTTGAAGGCGCTAAAATCGGTTCGACTCTGCGTATTCGTTTACCAGATCGCGCTTTGGTAACTGACGGTGCCGCTCTGCAAGTGCAGGACGACAACGAACAGTTCACCACCCTGACTGTTGCTTCGCAGAAGCACATCGGTGTTAACTTCACCTCCGCCGAACTCACCATGCAGTTGGATGACTTCGCAGAGCGTGTTCTTAAGCCTCGTATTTCGCAGCTCGCGTCCTCCATCGACGCTGACGTTGCTAACGCATACAAGGGCGTGTTCAACTCGGTTGGTACCCCTGGCACCACCCCATCGACTTCGCTCGTTCTGCTGCAAGCTCAGCAGAAGCTGAACGAAAACGCTGCTGTGATGGCACCACGCTACGCAACCGTTAACCCGGCTGCTAACGCTGGCCTGGTCGAAGGCATGAAAGGTCTGTTCAATCCGACCGACACCATCAGCCGCCAGTTTAAGAACGGCATGATGGGCATGGGCGTGTTGGGCTTTGACGAAGTCAACATGTCTCAGTCGATCAAGCAGCACACCAACGGCGATTGGGGCACCTCCATCACCGTGACTTCGACCGTTACTACCGAAGGTCAATCGACTCTGCCGATCAGCTTTACCGGCTCGTCGAAGACTTGGAACGTGGGCGACGTGTTTACCATCGCTGGCGTGTTTGCGGTCAACCCACAAACTCGTGAGTCCACCGGCTCGCTGCAGCAGTTCACCGTGACTGCCGCTGCAACTGGTAGCTCCACTGCGACCCTGTCGATCAGCCCTGCGCTGTATTCCGCAAGCCAAGCACTGGCCACCGTTACTTCGTTGCCTGCAGCAAGCGCTGTAGTAACCATGTTGGGTAACGCAAATGGTCAGTACGCCCAGAACTTGGTCTACCACAAGGATGCGATCACTTTCGCAACCGCCGACCTGCTGATGCCACAAGGCGTGGACATGGCTTCTCGCCAAGTTCACAACGGTATTTCGATGCGTATTGTTCGTCAGTACGACATCAACAACGACCGTCTGCCTTGCCGTATCGACGTTCTGTACGGTTACAGCACAATCCGTCCGCAAATGGCTTGCCGCCTCTGGGGCTAAGCACTGGTGGGGGCTTCGGCCCCCATTGACGACTCTATTTGAAAGGAAATTATCATGGCACTTCCTAACGGCGCAGGCGGCTATCAGATTGGTGATGGCAACCTTAATGAAACCATTTTTCAAGTTATCCCCGTTCCTGCTACTGCAACTGCAACCGCAACACTGACTGCAGATCAGGTTCTAAACGGCATTCTGCTGGGTAGCCCCGGCACATCGGCTGCCAGCTACACGCTGCCAACCGTAGCTGCTCTCGAGGCTGCACTGCCTAACTCCGATAAGCCAGGCGTTTCGTTTGACTTTTCTGTTGTCAACGTCGACGGTTCTAGCTCGGGCGTTATCACACTGGTGACCAACACCGGCTGGACGCTCGTAGGTTTGATGACTGTTGTTGCGACTGCAGGCACAGCCCAAATCTTCCGCGCTCGTAAGAGCGGCGTGGGTACTTGGACTTTGTATCGCATCGGCTAAAAACTCTGGGGGCTTCGGCCCCCGTTTCTAAAGGAACCACCATGTCATCCAATACCAAACCGATCGGCGTGGCCTACGAAGATCAGAACATCATCGGGTCTGACTCGGTGATGTCTGGTGGCGAGTTGGGCTACACCGCAGAAGCAAGCGGCACCGTAACTCAAGCAACTAGCAAATCGACTGGCGTGACCTTGAACAAGTCTGCTGGTCAAATTACTATGAACGACGCCGCTTTGGCTAACGCCACAAACGTCTCGTTTACGTTGACCAACAGCACTATCAGTGCCAAAGATGTCGTAGTTTTGAGCGTTTCTTCTGGTGCTACGGCTGGCGCGTACAACTGCTGGATTTCCGGCAAATCTACTGGAAGCTGCACAATCACCTTGCGCAATCTTTCGGGCGGTTCGTTGTCAGAAGCTGTTGTAATCAACTTTGTGGTAATCCACGTACTGTAAAACCACGGGGCTTCGGCCCCGTCTACCCTATGCCTATTATTTATCTACAGCACCCCGTTCACGGCTTCAAAATCGCCAACATGGAAATGGAAGCTGAGTCTGATGAACAAAACGGTTGGCAGCGATACGACCCTGACACTCCTTCATTGCCTGAAGTAGTGGCGCCTGAAGTAGCGGCGCCTACCAATGAGCTAGAGGTTAAACGTCGTCGCGGTCGCCCCCCTGTAGGCGCAGCGTCTTAAAGGAGCAGGCATGGCCACTACTGCTGGCGATCAAATCAACAGAGCGTTGCGGTTGTTGGGTGTGTTGGCCGAAGGCGAAACGTCTTCAGCTTCGGTAATGCAAGATGGTTTGACCGCTTTAAATCAAATGATCGACTCATGGAACACGGAGCGTCTGGCCGTGTTTTGTACTGAAGATCAGGTGTTCAACTGGCCGCCGGATCTAATCACCCGCACCCTTGGCCCGACCGGCGATTTCGTCGGCAATCGTCCTATTCTGATTGACGATGCAACGTATTTCCGTGATCCGCAGACCAACGTGTCTTACGGCATCAAGCTGATCAACCAGCAGCAGTACAACGGCATTGCGGTCAAGACGGTCACCAGCACCTACCCGCAGGTTATGTTTGTGAACAACACGTTCCCAGACATCACCATGACGATCTACCCCAAGCCAACGCGTGTTTTGGAGTGGCACTTTGTGTCGGTGCAGCAGCTGACCCAACCGGCTAATCTTGCTACGCAGTTACATTTTCCGCCGGGTTACCTGCGCGCGTTTGTGTACAACTTGGCTATGGAGTTTGCGCCAGAGTTTGGCGTTGAACCGTCGCCGCAAGTTGTTCGGATTGCAATGACGTCTAAACGTAACCTGAAGCGGATCAACAATCCTGACGACATCATGTCGATGCCTTATTCGTTAGTTGCGACTCGTCAGCGGTTCAACATCTACGCAGGTAACTATTAAGCCGTGAAAACGCCCATCCTTGGCTCCGCGTATGTGGCCCGCAGCGTCAATGCTGCGGATAACCGCATGATTAATCTCTTCCCTGAGATTGTTCCTGAGGGCGGCAAAGAACCGGCATTCTTGCAGCGCGCGCCAGGACTGCGACTGTTAGCCACAGTAGGTTCGGGGCCGATTCGCGGTCTATGGACGTTTGGCAATTTTGGCTACGTCGTGTCAGGCAACCGTTTGTATAAGATCGACAGCAGCTACACCGCTACGTTAATAGGCGCCATTACCGGCACGGGGCCGGTGTCCATGGCAGATAACGGCACGCAGCTATTTATTGCGGCCGACGGTCCCAGCTACATTTACAACGCCTCTACCCTTGCGTTCCAGCAGATTAACGACCCCGACTTCCCTGGTGCGGTGACCGTGGGCTTTCTGGACGGCTATTTTGTTTTTAACGAACCCAACAGCCAAAAGGTGTGGGTGACCAGTCTGCTGGACGGCACGTCTATCGACCCACTGGATTTTGCCAGCGCTGAAGGTTCGCCTGATGGGCTAGTGTCGTTGATTGTCGACCACCGGGAAGTTTGGTTGTTTGGCACCAACTCTGTTGAAGTATGGTACGACGCTGGTACCACCGACTTTCCGCTCCAGCGCATCCAAGGCGCGTTTAACGAGATTGGCTGTGCTGCGGCCTATTCTGTTGCCAAGCTCGACAACAGCGTATTTTGGTTAGGCAAGGACGCTCGTGGGCAAGGTGTCGTCTACCGAGCCAATGGCTACACCGGCCAGCGCATCTCAACCCATGCAGTGGAGTGGCAGATCCAGCAGTACGGCAATCTGGCGGACGCCATTGGCTACACCTACCAGCAGGACGGCCACAGCTTCTACGTGTTGGTGTTCCCCAACGCTAACACGACGTGGGTCTACGACGCTGCCACGCAGGCATGGCATGAGCGTGCTGGCTGGCAAAATGGCCAGTTTGTGCGGCACCGCAGCAACTGCCAGATGGCGTTTAATAGTGAAGTGATTGTTGGCGACTACGAAAACGGCAACATCTACGCGTTTGATTTGGACGACTACAGCGACAACGGTCAGATCCAAAAGTGGCTGCGGTCGTGGCGGGCGCTGCCCACCGGCCAGAACAACTTGAAGCGTACCGCGCACCACAGCTTGCAGCTTGACGTGGAGTCGGGTGTGGGGCTAAATGTCGGCCAAGGCAGTGACCCCGAGGTTATGCTGCGCTGGTCAGACGACGGCGGCCACACCTGGTCTAACTACCACACCGCTAAGATTGGCAAGATCGGCGAATATTACCGCCGGGTGTTCTGGCGTCGGCTAGGCATGACGTTAAAGCTGCGCGACCGGGTGTACGAGCTGTCGATGACCGATCCGGTCAAGACCGCCATCATGGGCGCCGAACTGCTAATTAGCCCGACCAATGCCTAGCCCGCCTAACATTACAAATATTACGCCGCCGCGCGTGCCGTTAATTGACGAGCGCACGGGGCTAATCTCGCGCGAATGGTATCGGTTTTTCTTAAATCTGTTTAATCTGACTGGCGGCGGCAGTAATGTAACGTCGCTAACTGATTTGCAACTTGGGCCGCCCACGCCGCAACAGGAAGACTTGGTTGACATTATTATTGATGTCGAGGCGACTAAAATTCAGCCGACTGAAGAATCGGCTAATGAGCAGATTGCTGAACTTGCCAAGCAAGTTGAAGGGTTGTTAACTGCGTCTGTTCCGCCGGTTAATTTTTTAACCAGTGGGTCTTCTATTTTATACGGCGACAATTTGGGCGGTTTTAGCAACGTCACAATTGGGTCGGGCGTATCGTTTAGTGGAGGTACGTTAAGCGCCACTGGTAGCGGCGGTACAGTAACTGCGGTAACTGGCGTAGCGCCCATTACATCAACAGGTGGCACTACTCCGGCTATTGGCGTTACCGCCTCTGCGCTGACCAAAGTTGACGATACTAACGTTACGCTGACTTTAGGTGGAACACCAGCTACATCTTTGCTTGCCGCCACTAGCTTGACATTGGGTTGGACGGGCGAATTGGCCGCTACGCGCGGCGGCACAGGGTTTGGCTCCTATGCAGTAGGCGATATTTTGTACGCCAACACAACTACTACACTGGCAAAATTGCCCGATGTCGCAACTGGTAATGCGTTGATTTCTGGCGGTGTAGGTGTGGCTCCTGCATGGGGTAAGATTGGGCTAACTACGCACGTATCGGGAACTTTGCCGGTAGGCAACGGTGGCACAGGAACGGCTACGGCATTTACTGCCGGATCAGTTGTGTTTGCTGGCGCGTCGGGCGTTTACAGCCAAGACAACGCAAATTTCTTTTGGGATGCGGCAAACGTTCGTTTAGGTATTGATACGGCATCACCTGCTTGCGCGCTTGATGTTGCTGGCGGCATTCAAACAAGCCGCACTAGTGTTACATCGCCCGCTACAACAGACGGAAATATTTTTAGCGGGACGTATGTGCCGACACAGGTAAGCACAAACACAAACGTGGATGCTGTGACGTTTAGTACTTCCCACTATATGCGAGTTGGCAACACAGTTACGGTAGGCGGACAAATTAGTATTGACGCAACAACTGCAGCAACAGATACAATCGTAAAGATGTCATTTCCTGTCGCAAGTGCTATTTCATCCAACAGACAATGCGGAGGAACAGGGTCTTCTTTGACAACACCTTACGCTGCAAATAATATGTCAATTTTTGCAAACACAGCAGACGATTGCGTAGAAATTCGCCTTCGTCCAAGTCTTAACACTAATTTAGCTTACGCCTTTTCATTTACGTATTTGGTGATTTAATGGTTGACTCATACACACTTAACTGGGCAGAACAAAAGCTAATTGTCACTTTTGAGGATGGCACGACCAAGGAATACACACAAGCTACTAAAGATCAGTACCTTGCTAATCATCCTGATCGCGTTGAAGACATCATTGCAATGAATTGGTAATGTAAAAGTAGGGAATTAAGCAAAGGAAAAATTATGACCGTTACCGTTAAAGTATTAATTCCTGCTAAGACGGCAGAAAATAGCCAGACCACGCAGTACACGGCGACCGGCGTGACGACCATCATCGACAAATTTACAGCGACCAACTACAGCGCCAGCGCGGCTACCATTAGTATTAACTTGGTAACAGGTGCTGATACGGCAGGTAACCAAAACTTGATTACCAAAACGAAAACATTGCAGCCGTCCGAAGTCTACACGTTTCCAGAAATTGTAGGCCAGGTCTTGGCACCCAGCGGTTTTATCTCTACTATCGCGGGGACTGCAAGTGCTATTAATATTCGGGCATCTGGCCGCGAAGTGACGTAAAGTATGGGCGCGATTGAACTTTTTGACGCGGATGGCACTGCGGTAGTTACCGCAGAAGTCATGCGTGAAAAAGTTGTTGCGTTGCAAGATGTGCTGTTAGAAATGCCGCAGGCCGGTATTGTGACCACGCACACATTTTTGCCCGGCGTGTACGAACGTAAAATTACCGTGCCGCCTTGGACAGTATTGACCGGGGCCGCGCATAAAACAGGTTATCGCGTGCGGCTGGAAAAAGGCACGATTGCGGTAAACCGTGAGACAGAAGTAGTTGTGCTAACAGCGCCAGTTGAGTTTGATGCAAAAGCAGGTGAACAACGCGCGGGGCGTGTGTTTGACGATGAAGTTGTTTGGGTAGATATCTATGACAATCCAGATGACTGCCAAGACTTAGATGTACTTGAAGACCGTCTGTATGTAGTGCCAGACTGTGGGCTAGGTGACGCCCGTAAACGGCTGGCGCTTAAAAATGAAACTGAAAGTGTGAAGGAATTGTCATGGCCGGATGGACAGCAGGCGCAATCATAGGTGGCGCCGTAATTGGCGCGGGGGCTTCTAAAAGCGCAGCTAGATCGCAAGAACGCGCAGCAGACCGTTCAACGGCCGCGCAAGAGCGCATGTTTGAGAAACAGGTTGAACTGCAAGAGCCGTTTCGCAAAGTCGGCGTCAACGCGCTGCCTGAGTTAGTAGAGGCGTCCAAATACACGCCCTTCACTATGCAGCAGTTTGAAGCAGATCCTGGCTACGCGTTCCGGCTGCAAGAAGGTCTGAAGGCCCTTGATCGCACGGCAGCCGCCAGAGGCGGTTTGTTGTCAGGCGCTACGCTAAAAGGTGCGCAACGCTATGGTCAAGAGCTTGGATCGCAAGAGTTCACTAATGCGTTTAACCGCTACCAAATGGAACGTCAAGCGCGTTTGAACCCACTGCAATCGTTGGCCGGCATGGCTCAAACATCCGCCAATACGTTGACTGGCGCGGCAGGCCAGCTAGGACAAAACATCGGCGCCAACATTATTGGTGCTGGTAATGCCCGCGCGTCCTCTTATATAGGTGGGGCAAACGCGGTGTCTAATGCTTTGAGCCAAGGGTTGAACTACTACCAGAATCAACAGCTGATGAATCGTATGTTTCCGCAACAAGGTGGCAGTACGATGGGCCCCGCGTATCCAGCGGGTATATACAACCCTACTGATTTGGCGTAAACGACTATGGCACAAATCGATCCGTCTATCGCGATGGGTTTTCGGCCGGTTCAAATTGAATCGCCGGTAAACCAAATGGCTGCTATTGCGCAACTGCGCAGCGCGCAAGAAGCGTCGCAGATGAACGCGCTGAAGATGCAGGAATATCAGCAACAACAGCGAGATAAAAACGCTTTAGCGCGCATCATGGGCGAAAAAGGCTTAGAGTTTGGTTCAGATGAATTTATGAACCGCGTGTTGGCTGAAGCACCAAGCCAGTACGAAGGCGTTGCTACTCGCGCAGCTCAGCGTGCGGAAATAGGCGAAAAAGTAGAAGAGCGCAAGTTTAAAAATTTTGAGCGCAAGTTTGCTTTGTTTAAATCGATCGTACCTAACATTAATACTGAAGGCGGCGTCTACCAGTACATTCAAGCCGCGTACAACGACCCTGACTTAAAACCTGTTCTTGAAAAAATTCAGCCGCTTGAGGCTGCATTGGAAAGTAATGTAAGTGCGTTTTACAACAACC